GCCTGATCCGTTAGCGTCAAAATCGTGTTTACCTTGTAAAAGTTCTTGTTTGAAACTTGAACATATTGCTGATGATATTGCCATAATTTAATCTCCTCTTTTACGGTGATGGTGAAGGTACAGGTATCCTAACCGTTCCATCAGTGTAATCGTCTCGTTTACGTCTACCTAATTGTTCAGAAGCAAACTTCTGTACTTCTTCTTTATACTTATTTTCATATAGTGTCAACATATCTGCGGGACCTTTTAAGAAACCATAAGCCTCTACTAAACAAGCATATAACAAGCCATTTCCAAAGTATTGACTTACATAAGTTGTAGTATTTGATCCAGATAATCCTGTTGGAATAGCTTCATAATGAATTTTAAATACATAAGTTGAATCAGGAGCAGGAGCTAAAAATAATCTTCCAGATGTTGTATCTGATACTCCAGTAGCACCACCAAACATAGCATAATATTTTGGTTTCCCTGTAGATGTTTCAGCAGGAATATATTCTTGTAAATAAGTTTCGTCTTTTTTTTCTAACCAAGTATTTGTTCCTGTAGAAGCAGATGTAGAATCATAAACTTGTACACCTTTAACAAATAAAGTTTTTGCTGGTACGTTTATTGTTGTTTGACCTGTAACTAAATTACCTGTTGATTGTTTTTTATAAGCATCAAGAGGAACATCTCTTAAAATTCTCATTTCAGCATTATCAATAAACTGATCTGTGATAGTAGACGTTAATACATTAGTATCTACTTCTGTATAATTTTGAATTGCTGTTGTTAATGTTGCGTATGTAAATCCTGCCATTAGCTACTAATTGTGATTGGTCCTATCGAACAACCACTTCCTCCTCCTGTTATATTTCCTACTGTAGCCGTATCTGTATCTACAGTAAAGAAGAAATAATTTTCAACTGCATAATCAGAACTTACTCTAGCGTCGTTTTGATATAAACCTGTTGTAATCGCATAACCTGCAGCTTTTGCAATATTGGCTCCTGTTATACCATCAAAATTTTGAGGATTATTATAAGATGCAGTTGCTGTCGTTGCTCCTCTAAATCTGTAAGTAGTTCCGTTTGTTAAACCATGTCCGGGTGAAAAAATATTAATTATTCTTGACCCTGCTTCATAAGTTGTAAATGGATTTTCAGGTAAAATAACTGTTGTTGCAGGTTCAACTCTTGCAGGTCTTGCTGTTTGTAAACCTTGAGGATCTCCACCATGAGGTCTTGGATCTAATTGAGGTTGTTTTGGTTCATATTCAGAAATATGAACTTTAGATCCATTCCATTCTGTAACCATTTCTTTATAAGGGAAGGCTTGACCAGAACGATCAGAAATAAATTGTGCGTATTTTCCTCTAGCAAAATTAGACATTTGGATAATAAGCCTTTGGTGTTATATAAGAACTTGATGGCGAGCCATCCTCTTGTAAAGCTCTTTGTAATTCATCTTCATATAACAATTTCATTTGTTGTGTTAATTCAGGTTTAAATTTTTGTGATAAATAGTAAGCTAATCCTGATGCCATACATGGAACAAATCTATAAGGCACATCTGTTGCATTTGTGTAGTTTCCTACATCTTGAATTCTTTTTACGTAATAAAAATTAACAAATTTACCTGCTTCACTTGATCCTGGTGTTTGATACAAAGTCATCGTAACACGGTCAATGAACCTTTGAACAAAATATTGTGAAGGCACACCTTCAGATCCTTTGTTAGCTAAACCTTGATAAGTTGATCTATCTATTTTTGTAAGAGAGGTATCTACACTTGAAGCATTTCTATAAACAGCTTCTAAAATATCATCGACACCATAAATAGCTGTGGTATCTGAAGTTCCATCTGATGTCGCTCTGTAAGCAGTGTAAGTCGCTTGACCGTTAACAAGAGTAAAAGATGAATTTCCTACTTCCCAATAATGAAGACCTCTGTTTCCCCATTCTTGAAACATGATATTAAGAGAACGCCTTGCTGTACGTAATTGATTACCAGATACACCTTGTATACCTAGTCTTTCATAAGACTCTTCTATTATTTCATCAATAGCAAAAGTCTTGTCGAACGTAGTAGTCCCTGAGGTAGTATTTGCCATTTAAACTCCTTAGCCAGTGTATCCGATAGTAACAGAAGTAGTATTTGTTAAATCTAAATATATTCCAGTTCTACATCTGATACCGCTTCCTGGAACATAAATGTCTAGTCCTTCAGTTCCGCAATTACCTTCGAATACTAAAGCACCTGTTGCATCTGTTCCATCATATAGTTTGATATTACTGTTAGCTACGCCTTCAACTTGAATATAAGTTATTCTAGCTGGCCCAATAAATGAACCTGAAGCGTTTGTTGCTCTACCAAATCTACCGTCAGAAGTTCTTGTAGAAAATTGTTGGTCTGATGTTGCCATATTTTATCCTTTTAAATTTTTATGTGGGGCCGAAGCCCCACAGTAATTATTTATTATTGTGTGTCAGATGTTGAATCAATTCCAAAAATCTTCAAAACAATTGTTGTAACAGCTGGTGCTCCACCTGCTCCATGTCCTGGGTCTCCAGATAAAACAAGTTCAACTTCGTCTCCAGCTAAACCTGCAATTCCTGGTGAAAATCCAGACATACCTAGTGCACCATTACAACCTAGAAAACCTTTCCAACCAGTTGTGTTAGTAGCTAAAGAAGCTCCATCAACATAACCGTCTGTGTCAGCGTCTGTTCCGATGTCAACTAAGTTAACAGCGTTTGCAGATGCAACAGTTACTACGACACCTATCCCTAATGGGATAAAGTTTGTAGGTATTTGGATAGATGTTTCTTTTCCAGTAGTGTCACCGTTTGCAACTTGAATAGTTGCAGTGAACTCTTTGATGCTCATTGTAGATGTAACAGCACCAGTGCTCGTACTTTTATCAATTACTTCAAAACCGTTTTCCGATCTTACCGGTCCTGAAAATGTTGTGTTTGCCATGTTATATTCCTCCTAGAATACATAAATGTAGTCCCTAGGGATGTCGACCATACGCGTCTACATTTACTTTGTTTTTTTAATGTATGGTACGTATTTTATAGCTTAGTTTTGTAAGAAGTGCAAGAGAGCCTTACGAGAAAGTGCGATTTCAGCGATGTAGCGTTTTTATGTTACGTAGCTACAGAAACGTCGGGTTGAGCAGCTTCTACTTTATTAACCAAGTGAGCTTCTTTAGCTTCAGCTTGTTTAATATGATTAATAACTTGTCTTATTCTGTCATCAATCCTTACCATATCAAGAGTATATCTTTTCTCCTGATTATAGTGCTGCGACCACTCCAGTTCTAGACTCCTTTTTTTCGTGTAAAGGCTCTGAACGTGTTCCATCTATAACCTCCTCATAGGTTAACCATGTTTTAGATTTACTTGTAAATCCATCTTTGTCCCATACAATATCATTTTTTCCTAGTTTGTCAACTAGTGTATCCTCAAAGGATTTAGCGTTATCCTCACAAGAGATATTAAATATAGCGTGGTAGCCATATGCTCTGATTTGTACTTTAAAAGTTTTCATGGGTTCTTTCTTTCTATCATAAAAAAAGGGGACCCGAAAGCCCCCTTTTTAATTTTTCAGTTATTACGCACCTTCAACGCCGAAGATACCTCTAGGGTCTGATACTCCAAATGAGTATCTTTCTCTAGCTTTGTATCTTACGTTGCCAGTGTCGAAATCACCTTCCATCGCAGTGTTTAGAGGCGCTCTTTGGAACATTTTCATTCCATTAGGCACATCTGTAAGGATGTAAAACGAATCAGTATCAGTTAAAAAGTTATTAACTCTGTAACCTTGAGGTATCATCCCCATAGATCCGATTGCGTTGATGTCGTTATCAGCTGTTCCAGTTCTGCCTTGAGATTTCATCAATCTTTCAGCTGTGAATTGGTTTTCTGAAGGGACTATCATTTTTACACCTCTTGCTGCAATCTTAAGACCTCTTTCATCAGTCATTTTCGCAATGTCGATTAGCGATTGTTCTAATGAAGTTTCGTTAAGATCTGCCTGAGTAGCTAACGTGTTTGAAAACGTTCCTGCTACTGTAGGGTGAGCTGTGTTAAAAAGTGAAACACCGTCGCCAGATTTGAACGTGTCTACTGAAGGTAAACCATTGTTCAATGGGGCTACTGATTTCACTTGTTTAGCATTACTCATAGATCTTGCTAAAGCTTTTGTGTATCTAGAAGCTAATCTATCGTAGAGGTTATCTTCGATAGCTTCTTCCGTGATAGCAAATGCTAAAGCGATGGTCTCGTGAGTGTAACGAGCAGTGAAAGTTTCTTGTGCATTGTCGAAAGATACACCTTGACCTTCACCTTTTACTTGTGCGTTTGCGAATCCTGATAACATTACTTCCTCTTCGAAAGCTCTGTCAGAAGATTCTTCTGTATAAATTTCAGCATGCTGATTTTCATACCTTTTGTATTCCAGACCAAATAGTGCATTTAGGCCTGGCTCTAGTTCTTTAACTAGCTGTGATCGTGATATTGCCATTGTCTATATACTCCTATTATGATTGTAGTTCTAACAAGTTAGCGACAACAATTACAGATCTGAAAGCAGCATTAGTATCATTTTCAGGATCTTCTGCTGATCTTAGTAATCTGTATTGTTTGTCATCTGCGCCAGTAGTTCCGATATCTAGAGTTGCTGATGATTTCCCAGTCGTGCTGCTTCCAGCAGTTGTGTTCATGTCATAAGTTTCTAAATAACCGGCTTGTGCTACTGCATCGTCAGTTGCTACAATGTAGTTCTGGAATGGGTCGTCATTGACGAACGCCGTTATGTCTTCGCTGTTAGCTGGTGTAATTGAACCTGCGTAAAAATTAGCAAATGTTGGCTTCAAAGTTGTAGCCGCATTGTAAAATACGCCGTTTAATACTCCAACCACAGGAGCTGCTGAACCTTGTCCATTGACAATGTATCCTGCAGCGGACTTAACAGCACTACCGTTGTAGATTGCTCCAGCAACAGCAGCATCGATAAAGTATTTAGACTGACCAGAGATAGCAGGAGTATTTCCTAATCTATCACCCGGGATCAGACCAAAACCTTGTGTGTTTTTGTTTGCCATAGTTTTGTCCTATTCCATATTGGTTAACGTTAAATCGATGATTCAACCAGAAATAACAAAAAAATTATTTCTTTGTACCACCGAAGGTTACACGGGACTGTCTATCTACGTTGATAGGCATCCTGTTGTCTTGCTCCTTCATTAAATCGTTTTGTACTGCCTCGTCCATACCTTCGGCTCTTTGCCTCATGTATTCTTGACGTTGCTTTGCGATTTCTTCAGGGACCTTTGCAAGCAAAAGGCCACCGACCCCAACGACTCCCTTGTATTTGCCGTCATCGACGACTGGATAGTCAGATGCGTTTTCGATTTCTTCTGATCTTACAAGTTCATAACCTTCTCTTAAACGTCCAGTTATGTTCTTAGTATCTTGAAAACCGATACTCTCTGCTCTAATCCATCTATACCTGAATCCATCAGGTGCAGGGGGTGCATCTA